ATAACTGGGTAAGCAGATGGAGATAATCCGCCTGATGGAGATTTTCCGCCTTGTGCAAGATTCTTCTGAATAGCCGCTTCTGTTTCTAATTGACCCTTACCTTGAAGCGCAGAAATCATCGACTCCTGCTTCTGTTCAATTCTTGGATTAAGACTACCCATAGTCCTGTCTGCTTGCCCAGCCGCTTTCATAGCAGACTGACGCATAGGCTCTGTAATTTCTTTACGTCTAGCAATCGCAGCCTCATAAATTTCAGGTGTACGCGCAATCTTATTGATGGCTTTTTTAGCAGTTAATTCTCTAGCATCATTATAATCAATCACCAAGTCAGGGCGTTCGTTACCAACTATCCTCTGCAATGCTATCATTTCTGAATTTTTTGTAGGAAGAACTACATCTGCCGCAGTCTGTCCTAATTTTGCCTTTGTAAGCAAATTTGCTATATTTTCTTTACTTCCTGTATTGCTTGCAACCTCATTAGCAACCCTAGATGCTGCATTTTGAAGTCCATTTTTGCTAGTAAATGGCTCAATAACGTGCCATAATTTTTGCCCCAAATATCCACCAGTTTTTAATAGTGCTGGAATTGCAACATTAGCCGCTGCACCAGCCATAGCCCCATCAACTGCATTGCCATCCTCAGATAGTCCACCAATTATTCCGCCTGTAACTCCACCACTTAGCATATTTTTACCAAGTGCTGTAACTCCCTGCTTAAATGACCCACCAGTTACAGGCGCATAAGGTAAAACTTTTGACACTCCACCACCAATAGCTAACGATGCAGGGTCAAAAATAGTACCAAATCCATAAGCAGCACTTTCCTTATCAGTGCCTTTAGGAAGCAGTAATTTGTCGCCAAGCATTTCTTTAGGCTGTAATTTCTGTTTAGCAGGTGCAATAGCAGGGTTGGTATTACGTTTTGTATCATTGTATGCTTCATTGCCAATATTTAAAGCACCTCTAGTTAGACTTAATGCACCTGCACCGAAGTTTTTTAAGTCTTGTATTACGCTACCATCTTCTGGCATTGAAACTCTTGACGTTGGGTTTGTTTCAGGCGTAGGCTTCCTTACTATTTCCCCAGTATATTCGCTAGAACCTTTTTTCATCCCATCAGTTAGCCTTGCTTCTAATGCGCCAACCTCTCCATGAAATGGTGAAGGCTCGTCAAAGTCCCCTGCCTCTGCCATATTGTTACGCCCATCCAATGGCGGAAGATTTAAGTCGTACTTGGTATTTCTTTTTACAATTTTTCCAGTATATTCTGCCATTTTAATCAGCCGTATGATATTTACCATCTAAAGTTTTATATAACTGTCTGCCATCAGTAGTATATCCATCTGTTAATACAGCCCCTTGTGGAATCCCTTTAGGTAGTTGATTAGATGATGCCTTTGATGCTGCATTTTTTGCTCTTTCAACACCGCTGTTAATAACATCAATATAATCTTTAGCTGCAATTTTAAAATCTTCTTCATCAGTAGATTTATTCATTCTAGCAATAGCATCTGTGGCTTTTTTACCCTCAATTTCAGTAATTGCACCGCCCCCTTTTAATTTTTCAAATGCTGTTAAAAATGCACCGCCTTGTATCTGATTTAAAAGTGCTTTTGCCCCAGCCGCATTAGACCCGTCAAATTCACTAGCATAAGGCTTCCACGTTGCACCAATATAATCATTAAATCCTTTATGATTTAGTAAATCATTAACCGTCTTAATTGACTGTTCTGCATCATCAATAACTTTTTGTAACCCTGTTATTGCTTTTACATTAACCTCTGCTTGCTGTTTAGCCGTTTCTTTCGCCCCTGCAACAGCCCCTTGAGCATTAGCATCCAAAGTTGGTACATAAGGAGTATAGCCAGCCGCCTTGCCTCTTGGTGTATATGTTGGAACTCCTTGAGCATTAACTGTCATCACTAATGGCTCTGTTGTAGTGGTTTCTTTTCTTATCGCTTCATCATAAGTTGCTCTCAATGGAGAACCTTCTGGCAATGAATTTCTCTCGTTAATTAGTTTTGCTAATCCACTAGATGCTATTGGTTTTTCAGGCGCAGAGAATATCGCTTGACCAGTTTTTGGGTCATAAATAGTTCCGCCTTGTGCAACATTGATAGGTTTATTTCTCTCTGATTCTAATTTAGCAAGTGCTTGTTCCCGTGTCGCATCCTGAGTATCAAAATACTGCATTGCTTGAGCTAATCTTTGAATTTCTGGATTATTATCCATCAATGCCATTTCCATAGCTTTACGCGGATTCGGCGCAACAGCAGGTACAGCTTTACGCCCTTCTACGGCAGGCACTGTTTCAGGAACAGTATTGTAATTAGGTGCGACCTGACCTTGTTGCATAGGTGCAGGCGCTTGTATCGTGCGCTCAGGCTGTGCTTCTACACCTTCTACGCCAGCCTGTCCTTGCTGAACAGCCCTTATTTGCATTAACTTATCTGCCACCATCTGCTGACGTTTATTCGCTAAACCTTGCTCTGATTTATCCGCTTCATCTGCCTGTTTCTTACCTAAGTACGCATTGGCCAGTTTAGCCAAGCCCTGTGTCCAGCTTACAGGGGCAACAACCTGCCCTGCCATCTGATTTACTGGCAATTGCTCTTGGCTTTGCGCCATCATCATTTCAGCGATTTTTCTACGCCTAGCAATGGCGTTAGCTTCACCGCTTAGTTCTGGGATTCCACTGTAACTATCAAGTGCCATTATTCACCTACCATCGCGTAATCAACCATTTTGTAACCACTTGGATGCGTCATAACCGCCTCTGGGATTAGTTTTTCAACTTCATCAGCCATCGCGCCAATTGCTTTTTCACCCCAAATATAGGTAAATGAGTATTTAGCCAATCCGTTTAAGTATTCGCCAATTTTAACGATATTACGTTTCAAGCGTCTGTCTGACCAACTTTTGAATGTTCCAGCAGGTGACATCATTGCCGCACTCCCCAAACTAAACAGCCCGCCCATCATGCTGTTTGCGCCTGATTGCTGTGCATTCCACGCATTCAAATCAGCCTGACCTTGTTGCTGTGCCGCACTAAATATCGGTGCAGCTTGTACACTAGCGCCACCCTGATAGCCAATTCCGTTAGCAAACGGATTATTAACTTGTGAACCTGACATAAGCGCGTTAATCTCGTTAAGCGGCGTTTGACGCTGTGCAAGCAACTCTGCGATGTATTGCTGGCGGTTTTTAGTATCAATACCGAATTGTTGTTCAGCGGCATTACCTGCATTGATTTCAGCGTTACCGCGAGCATCGTTGTAACCGCGAGTAATTAAGTTCTGAGCGTCATCGTAAGCTTTCGTACCTGGTCGAATACCAGCCGCAATCAAAGATGAATTGCGTTGTTCTCTGGAGTTTGCTGTATCTTCGTTTACACGCGACATTAGCGCGTCATAGCTTTTATTCCGTGTTGCTGCACCATCACCAACAGTAGGCGCACCACTTAAATCAATTTTCTGACCAATAATGTCTTTAAGTGCAGCTGAACCAGTAATGCCAACATCACCAATATTTGTACGTTGCTGAACGTTTTTATCGTAAATTGCTTGTTCGGCAGGGGATAGCTGTTGAGTTACAGTTCCTACGTCTGGATCGCCATTTTGAATGTAGTAATCAGCTTGATTTGGTGCTACAGGAAGTTTTTTCTGCCCTCCGCCATTTCCACCAACCCATATATTGCCATTGAAAAATCCAGTGTTTCCTGAGTTATTATATGAATCAAGCGATTTTCTATAATCCTCCATCGCCCTGTCATAAGCAGTCTGATTAAAAACAGGTGGTCCGCCTCCATAAGTAACAGTCTGAGTGCCGTATGGATTAACGATATTTGGATTATTTAGTTTTGCTGTAGCGCGAGCCGCTTCAAGGCTTGCTTGACCCTGTGCAACTGCCGCTGCTTCATAGTTTGGGGTATCAGGGGCATCACCCTTGCCACCACCGTAGAGAATAAATCCACAACATGACATATAGTCCGTTGCGATTTTATGTAGTAGTTCTAGTACCCAGTGTCTTATCATTCCGCGATTCCTTTAACCACCTGCAATCTTTCTTATACATTGCAAGTAAAACTGCATCCCCATCAGGGAAATAGTCTTTGATTACGGTGTCGCCGACAAAGCCAAGTTTTTTATTGAGATTTAACGCTCTTTCGTTATTCTCATGTACTAATACACTACATCTTTTAACGCCTAACTGGTTAAACGGGTAGTCAAAAATCGCCCAATAAAACCATTTGCTTGTTGCCTTTGGATTATCACAGCGCGAGGACATCATAATCGACCCGCCTCGCCCAGTATATCCGTCATACATAATGCCTACTTCTAACTTGCCATGCTTAACAATTCCAATTCCTGTAGCACCTTGATGATAAGAACCACCTGATTTCTCACAAACCCACTTGCCTACAAGCTCGCTATCCTGAGTAAATCCACTAAAATCTTCTGGAATCCAAAGCATGGTTTATACTACAACTTCATTTTAAAAAAGGCAAGTTTGCTGTTAAATATACCCACCTTTTTCGTAAATATAATCATTAGCGAGCCACTGAACATTCAAGCTATTGCTTTCTATCTTAATTTTAGCGGCAACACATCGACCTTGATATGCGCTTGGTGAAGTCCATTGCTGGACAATTTCAAGGCCACCAGCCCAATATCCAGTATCCCATAGTGAACTATCCCAAGTTGCTGCTGTCACTGAAATCGTGTTTGATGAACCTAAAAGCGGGTTATTAGAGAAATCAACATCAAGGTCTGTCAGGAAGTTTATATCGCCATTAACTGCCAATACTGGCTTATACATCTTGTATTTCTTAATGTGAACGTTATCGCCAAGATAATTAAATGCACATTTAGCACTGGCGGTAATATTCGATCCATTATCATTCTCTCCTGTCCATGCTTTTACTACCTTTGTTCCTGCTACATAATACAATTCGTTGTTAAACTCGGCAAAATCCTCTGCATACCAGTTTGTGAATTTACACCAAGACTTAGTAATGGTATTCATCACATATTGTTCGTGCATCCCATCCTCTGCAATTGGTATATTTACCAGCAATGCAGATTGTGTCGGAAATAACTGAGCCTTCCAGCCAGATTTACTACCATAGGCATTGGAAGCCTCATTAAACGCATCTTCAATCTTAAATGAGATAGCAAGCTTGTAATCAATGGTTTCTGACTGAATGGCAGCACTCATAGGAAATACGCCATTTTGCGTAATAATCAGTAAATCACCCGCTATTTTAGATAAACAGCGTCTGCCTAGTGGCCTACCAATTTTATACAGCCCAACCAAAGCCCAGTCTGCCGCGCTACTTGGGTTAGTGCCAGCATAAACAAGCACCTCACCCTCAGAGGTGACAAATACAGCCCTGTCATCTGGCCCACTACCGCTATCAATAGTCCATGACCCCATTGCCATGAGATAACCGCCTTCTTGAGCGACCCCAGCAAGGCTAAACTCAGTCAATGCACCACCAGCGACACCAGCCGACAAGTACCAAAATGATAGTGAGTTGTTAGCGATGAAAAAAAGCCTACCCTTATGGATGCTTACGCCAACTAAGCTAGTCGTTGTAATGCCAGTAAGGGCAGGGGAGGAAACTCCATCAACTGCTGTCCAAGTTGAACCATCATAATACAGAGGCTTATCAACCCCATTTAACATAATCAGCCATTGATTTGTACCATCACCATAGCTAATCCACTGGTGTTTTCCACTTGTTCTAGCTGCTTTAGATGCACCAACTGGCCCCGCAGAAGTTACGTTATAAACGCCACTTTCTGTAGTAGCATATAACTCACTAGCGCCACTGAACTTATTATAAACAGCCAGCGTCTTGCCTGTTCCAGTCATTCCAGTAGCATGATCTGAACTGCCACCTCTGATTTCAACGTATGATGTTCTAGGGAACCAGTTATCTAGGTATATAGCATCAGTAGGCTTCATTTCAGCCAAAGCATCCCTAGCATTCCACCCGCCAACTGGGGCAGGAAATGACTGTGAGCCTGATACTGTATCTCGAAGTGACTGCCCTTTTACACGCTTTGGTACTCGCATTATGGGATATTCCAAGACCCACTTGGGATAAACGTGCCTGGCGATGCTATTTGGTCTGTATTATCCATGTGTAATACGGCTTTACCGCCATCACGACCAATCATATCCTTAATTTGCGCCTCGTAGGTAGAGAATAACTCTGAGTAATCCAAGCCCTTTTCACGCATCCAGCGCCAGCGTAATCCCATCAATAATAGTGTATCAGGAAGTAAAAACTCGTCTGAATCTAACGTAAACAGGTTTTTATAGGTAATTCCATCGGCACTGATAATCCAGTTTTTGCTGATATACTCAAACGCCCAGTCATGCCCTGCAACTGGTACCGGATTAACCAGCAAATTACCTCCACGTATGCGGAATTGATAGCGTGGGCCAGTTAAAACAACTGATTTTAGCCCCTGCCATTGACGTGAATTGATAGGGCCTATCACTGGCAATCTGTCAGTTCTATCCCAAATTGTCTGATTTTTGATGTATCTGAACCCGTTTGTAGCGATTGGATCAATAGCGCCCTGTGATTCTGTTGCTAGTGTGGTATGGCTGGCCTCAATTGTCAACGCCTCCCAGTCACCTCGCGTGGCTAAATCGTTGCCTTCTTCCTCTAAAAGAGCCTGAATCTGCAATACTTGCGTGTCTGTTGAACCCGTAACCGTAGCAGGTTTAGGGATGCCACTACGCAAGCAAAATTGCTGAACAAGCTCTAATAGTGTCATTTTCTACCCCTTTTTACCGCGTGAAACCAAAACTTCTGGCTCGTCATCATCTAAAACATCTGAAATGCTGATTGTTGCGCTATCAATACCAACTACATTTGGCTGCGTTTCTGATTCATACATCGCAAGTTTTCGCGTCATCGTTTCAATCTTTTCGTTCTGATTGTTGATTAACGCTTCCTGATTAGCAAATTTTTTCTGTAAATCTGCCATTTGCAAAGCGATAGCGCCATTATCTTTTAATTGTAATAGCCAAGCCTTCGCCTTGTTTTTTAAATCAAGCCCACCCATGCCAACGCGCTTAATTCCCTCGTCATTGATTGCCGCCAAGTCCTCAACGGTCAATATGCCCGTTTTCATTACTGTTACTTGCTCAGATGCTGACATAATCCTTCATCCGCCAACTGCCGATCCGATTAAATTTACTTATTGCGGTGTTTGGAATGCAGTGAATGATTGTTGTTATCGGTCTAGCCATGTTTGCGAACTTATTCCGTTGTTCGCGCC